TCATATTCTAAATATTTAGGCAGGGACTCCATTGCAACACTCCCTCTGTCCGTCAGTAGGTATTAACAAAGAAGGGATGCCACGTCTGGTATCCTTCCTGAGTGAATTACTTACTGGAGATCCTTGGGATACTAGATTACTCATGACTTAGTAGTACCTTACAAGGGTACTACCAGGCCATGGGAAAGCTAGTTATGAATCAATAACACAAGGGCCAACTCTCCCAAATCAATCATTACTGAAAGATCTAAGAGTAGTTGTTCCAAGTATTATTAGATTCAAACCAAGAATCACATGGACAGAACCTCACTTGACAACAAAAGTAGGACCGTTAGGCCCTGCTCTTGATCAAGCATTGAATGAACTAAGATTCCTTCCTTCATGGCTAGTTAAAGACTAGATCACTTAGGGAGGATCCGAATTTACTCAATACTTGAGAAAATGTCAAGTGTAGGTACGTAACCTAATGGCTCCATAGTCTGTGAGAACTCCAAGAGGTTCACACCTCCGAAGATTATCACATGTTTTGGATCCAGAAGGAAAAGTCAGAGTTATCGCAATATTTGATTATTGGTCACAAACTGTTTTAAAACCGATCCACAATGCATTTCTGCATATGTAGAAAGGAATTGAAGCAGATTGTACCTTTAATCAAACTGGCCGCCTAGATTCCATTTCTCCGAATCCCCGTTTCTACTGTTACGATCTTACGACCGCAACAGATAGATTCCCATTATGGTTTCAAACAGATTAGTTTAAAATCATATATGGAACCGAGAAAGCGGAGGCTTGGATGAGAGTCCTGGTCAAAATGGACTTTATGACCCCAGAGGGCGATCGCTTGTTTTATCAAGCAGGTCAACCAATGGGAGCATATAGTTCTTGGCCGGTATTCTCACTATGCCATCACTTAGTAGTTCAAATAGCCGCATAGAGGGCAGGACTAAACCTACCGTATGCAAACTATATGTTACTAGGTGATGATATAGTTCTAGGTGATGAGATGGTAGCGAACAACTACCGCCTCATCATGCATGACCTGGGTGTGCCTATCGATTTAAACAAATCCTAGGTATCTTCAGATACTCTAGAGTTTGCAAAACGATAGGTACACAATAAAGTAGATGTGTCACCAGCGCCGGTCCGTTCCTTGACAGGAAATGTATAGAACAACCTTTCGGGAGTTCTTGCATTCCTACAAGAAATTGGGTCACGTTGGGAACTCACTACCTTGGTCACCCGTCCAGTTATTACTGATTTGATGACCACAATCCTTCCAGGGAGAGACGTAAGTCTCCCCGTGAAAAGATTATGGGAATCGTGGATTTTACCTACCAACCGAGATGATCCTGATTTTAGATCGGAGAAAGCACGTTAGTGCTTTTCCTTTCTTTGTCAGAATTATCTTGGCTGTTCTGTTTCAGAGGAACGAATCTGGCTTGTTCTTAACCAGTTAATTCCAATGTTACAGATAAGTAAAATCCAATCAGTCATCAAAGGAAACTTTATTGCTTATAGAAAATATCTATTACAGATAATTTCTATTTACAATAAAGGAACCAATGATGGGATTGCTATAACTGACAATATGCTCGCCTATCTTGTACAGACTATCCCTGCTTAGAGAGTGTCAGCTGACTAGGCTAACAATCTACAAGCAGAGTTAGACAGAATCGAAGACCTAATTGAGAATGGTTCTGAGGAGTTAATCCTCGAAACCAGACCAATTATGGGATTCGACCCTGGTTCAATTACAAGATTGCCGAGATCCAGGGACATTACACCAGTCAGTTCTATTCCAAAAGGATAGAAAGGATTAGTGAAAATGTACCTGAAAAGTATACAATCCGAATTAACGGATTGATATACCTGACTTTTGGGAGAAGCGAAGAGTTGCTCCGAAGAGGTAGTCAAGCACTACTTCCTAGGTCTAACGGATACGACATTATTAGAAAATTTTCACCAGTCGAAAGACCAGTGCCACTTCCTGACAATGAAGAGGCGGGCCCCAAGGGTG